TTGAGCGAGGCCGAGAAGGTTGAAATGGCGCATCACTGGCGGCTCTGGGCGCGCAACGCGCAGGTCGCGCCGCAGGGCGACTGGCGGCTGTGGCTGATCATGGCGGGGCGCGGCTTCGGCAAGACCCGGGCCGGTGCGGAATGGGTCCGCGAAGTGGCGAGCGCCGATCCCGATGCGCGCATCGCCCTGGTCGGCGCGTCGCTCGGCGAGGCAAGGGCAGTGATGATCGAGGGCGAAAGCGGCCTTATCGCCATCAGTCCGCCGCGCCGCCGCCCGAAGTTCGAACCCTCGCTCCGCCGGCTGACCTGGCCCAATGGGGCACAGGCGACGCTCTATTCCGCAGGCGAGCCCGAAAGCTTGCGCGGACCGCAGCACAGCCACGCCTGGTGTGACGAGATCGCCAAGTGGGACAACGCCGGAAACCGTGCAATTTCTGCCTGGGACAACCTGCTGATGGGCCTGCGTCTGGGCGAGGCGCCGCGTGTTCTCGCCACCACGACGCCGCGTGCCGTGGCGCTCATCCAGCGCTTGCTGGCTGATTCCGAAAACGAAGGCGAGGTCATGGTGACGCGCGGTTCGACCGATGACAATGCCGACAACCTTCCGGCCCGTTTCGTGCGCGCCATGCGCCGCACCTTCGGCAAGTCGGTGCTGGGCCGGCAGGAGCTTGATGGAGAACTGATCGCCGATCTGCCGGGCGCCTTGTGGACCCGCGCCATGATCGAGGCCTGCCGCGAGGCATCTGCCACTTCGGAGCCAGTCCGTACCGTGATCGGCGTCGATCCCCCGGCCTCCGCGCAGGGAGACGCCTGCGGTATCGTCGTCTGCGCGCTGGGCGAGGACGGCATCGGCCGCGTGCTGGCCGATGCCTCGGTGACGAAGCCGACGCCCGAGCGCTGGGCGCGGGCCGTCGCGAAGACGGCGCAGGCCTGGTCGGCCGACCGCGTGATCGCCGAGGCCAACCAGGGCGGCTCGATGGTGGAAAGCGTGCTGCGCGCCGCCGATATTTCGCTCCCGGTACGGCTGGTCCGCGCCAGCAAGGGCAAGTCGGCGCGCGCCGAGCCGGTCGCCGCGCTCTACGAGGCGGGGCGGGTGCGACACTCTGGCATGTTCCCCCAGCTTGAGGACGAGCTGTGCGGGTTGATGACCGGGGGCGACTATCAAGGCCCCGGCCGCTCGCCCGACCGCGCCGACGCGCTGGTCTGGGCGATGACCGAACTGATGCTTGGTCGCTCCGCCGCCCCGCGCGTTTGGGTGGGCGAGTGACAACCAGAACAGACAATCCGCTCATCCCGAGCGTGGTCGAGGGATGGGGGCGCAGCGTGTCTCGACTGCGCTCGACACGAGCGGAAAGCAACCAGTCGCCAAACGAAAGGCTCCGCATGTCCCTCCTTCAGTCCATTGCCGCCGCCTTCAAGGGCGAAAGCACGCGCGTGCCCCTGGCGCGCGGGTTCAACTCGCCATGGGTCTTTGCCGATGTCGGCTATCCCGGATCGCGCCCTTCGTTCGATTATGCGGGGGCGGTGCGCCGTGCTTATCTCGAAAACCCGGTGGCACAGCGCGCGGTGCGGCTGGTGGCCGAAGGGATCGGCGGTGCGCCGCTGATGCCGGCGGACCCGGAGCTTGCGGGACTGGTCGCGGCGACAAGCGCCGGGCAATCCCTGCTTGAAACGCTCGCCTCCAACCTGCTGCTGCACGGCAATGCCTATGTCCAGATCATCAAGGACGCGCGCGGCCGCCCGGTCGAACTCTTCGCTCTGCGCCCCGAGCGGGTAACAATCGCGGCCGGAGCGGACGGATGGCCCACGGCGTTTCTCTACCGGGTCGGCGAGCGTAGCCTGTCGATCCCGGTGCTCGACGAGGACGCATCGCCCAACGTCATCCATATTCGCCACTTCCACCCGGCCGACGATCACTATGGTGCGGGCTGCCTTTCGGCCGCAGATCAGGCGGTGGCGACGCACAATGTCGCGGCCGAATGGAACCGCCAGCTTCTGGAAAACGCGGCGCGGCCTTCCGGCGCGCTGGTCTATGACGCAGGCGATGCCAACACGCTGACGCCCGAGCAGTTCGAACGCCTCAAGGCCGAGCTGACCCGCGCCTTTGCCGGTCACAACAACGCCGGGCGGCCGATGCTGCTCGAAGGCGGACTCAAGTGGCAGTCGATGAGCATGACGCCCGCCGACATGGACTTCGCCGAATTGAAGGCCGCCGCGGCGCGCGACATCGCGCTGGCCTTTGGCGTGCCGCCGATGCTGCTCGGACTGCCGGGCGATGCGACCTATGCCAATTACCGCGAGGCTAACCGCGCACTCTGGCGGCTGACGCTGCTGCCGCTTGCCGCCAAGCTGCTGGCGGCACTGGGCGAGGGGCTTTCGGTCTGGTTCCCGGGCGCCGCGCTTGCCATCGATCTCGACCGCGTGCCCGCGCTGGCCGAAGATCGCGAACGGCTGTGGGCGCAAGTCAGCGCCGCCGATTTCCTGACCGATGCGGAAAAGCGGAGCCTCCTCGGCCTTCCCGACGCGCCCGTGGCATAGGAGGAACATTTCATGAACAGAGAAGATGTCATTGCCCGCCTGATGGCGCAAGCCGAAGACGAAGGCGCCGATTTCGTGACCTTGCGCGCGATTGTCGAGGAAGCGGGCGATCTTGGCGCGCAGCGCGTGCTCTACCGCATGGGCCTTGATGACGACAATGCGCCGGCTGACCTCATCGAGCTGCGCCAGTTGCTGCGCGCCTGGCGCGATGCCAAGGCCAGCGCCTGGCAGGCGGTGATCAACTGGGTGGTGCGCGGCGTGCTGGCCCTGCTCCTCGCCGGGATCGCCTGGCGCATGGGCGCGGCGGAGCTGCTGCGTTGAGCGCGCCCCTTGAGCAGGGCCTCGGCATCGCCGGATACGCGGCGCTGTTCGGCAAGCGCGACGGCGGCGGCGACGTCATCCACAAGGGCGCCTTCGCCCGGACCCTGGCGGCGCGGCGCGACCCTCTCCCGCTCTACTGGCAGCACAGGAGCGACTTGCGCGTCGGCTGGGTGACCATGGTGGCCGAGGACCAGCGGGGCTTGCGCGTCATTGCCGCCATCGACAATCCCGAGGGCGGCGCGGCCCGGTCCGTCAGGCGCGGCGAGGTGAGCGGCCTCAGCTTCGGCTACCGCGCCATCGCCAGCGAGCGGACGAGCGAGGGGCGCGAGCTTCTCGATGTCGAGCTGTTCGAAGTCAGCCTCGTCACTCACCCGATGCAGCACGGCGCGCGGGTCCACCTGATCGCGCAGGACGCCTGATTTTCCGATCCTTCCAACGTCTTCCCCCCGGCCGCCTGATGGGGCGGTCCTCTATGTCGAAAGGTGAATGCCCCATGGAAATGACCACACCGCCAGTCCCGGCAACGGTCGAGGCGCTGGATGCCTCGTTTGACCTTGTTTCCCGGCAAGACGCGACCGAACAGGCCGTCGATGTGCTGCGCAGCGACGTCAACGAAGTGAAGACCCGCCTCGACCGCGTCAGCCGCGCGGCCGCTCGTCCGGTACTCGATGGCGGCGCAGCCATGAGCGCCGAAGTCAAAGGCTTCGTCGATGGCTATCTGCGCCACGGCCGCGAAAGCGAGATCAAGTCGGTTTCGGGCGCGGTTCTGGCCGATGGCGGCTATGCCGTCCCGCGCGAGATCGATGCGATGATCGCCGCGCGCCTCAAGAAGCTCAGCCCGATTCGCGCCATCGCGCAAGTCGTGCAGACCGGCAGCGCCGGTTACCGCAAGCTCATCACCACCAGCGGCACGGCCTCGGGCTGGGTCAGCGAGACGGCCGGACGTCCTGAAACCGCCTCGCCCGTCTTTGCCGAAATCGCGCCGCCGTCGGGCGAACTCTATGCCAATCCGGCGGCGAGCCAGGCCATGCTCGACGATGCCGGCTTCGATCTGGAAACCTGGCTGGCGAACGAGATCGCGGCCGAGTTCGCGCGGGCCGAAGGCGCTGCCTTCGTTTCGGGCACGGGCACCAACCAGCCGCGCGGCTTCCTTGGCGCGGCGACCAGCGCCCTTGCTGATGCGACCCGCGCGTTCGGCACGCTCCAGTTCCTCGCCAGCGGCGATGCGGCCACGTTCGGCACCTCGCCCGAACTCAAGCTGATCGATCTGGTCCATGCCCTCAAGCCCGGCCACCGTCAGGGCGCGACCTTCGTGATGAACTCGGCAACGCTGGCGCAGGTCCGCAAGTTCAAGGCAGCGGACGGCTCGTTCCTGTGGCAGCCGGGTATCAGCGAGGGCCAGCCTGCCCGCCTGCTGGGCTACCCGGTGGTCGAGGCGGAAGACATGCCCGACGTTGCGGCCAATGCCTTCCCGATCGCGTTCGGCAACTTCCAGAACGGCTATCTCATCGCCGAGCGCAGCGCGACTTCGATCCTGCGCGATCCGTTCACCAACAAGCCCTTCGTCCACTTCTATGCGACGAAGCGGATCGGCGGTCAGGTGCTCGACAGCGACGCCATCAAGCTCCTGAAGATCTCGACCTGATAGCACGGCCAGCTCCCTGAGCGGACGGCGCTCCCTTCGTCGTCCTCTCTGCCCGCGCCGTTCACCCGGCGCGGGCACCCGGCCCGGCTCCCGCAAACCGGGGGCAACCCATTCCCGATGAAACAGCAACGGAGACTGCCATGACGCGGGCAATCGTCACGCCGGCCGTGCTTGCGCCGGCGGCTCTCGCCGACCTCAAGCAATGGCTTGGCATCACCACGACGCGCGACGACGTGCCCCTCACGGCGCTCCTGCGATCGGCCATCGACATCTGCGAGGCCTTTACCGGCACGATGCCGATATCGTGCACTTGCGAGGAAATCCTGCCGGCGATCGGCGGCTGGCAAGTGCTCACGGTACGGCCCGTCACGGCCATCACGGGTGTCTTCGCGGTCGCGGCCGACAATACCCGCACGACACTTGCCGCCTCTGCCTACGCCGTGGAACTCGACGCCGACGGTTCAGGGCGGGTCAACCTGTTTAACGCGGGCACGGCGCGCCGGATCGCGGTGCGCTTCACGGCTGGCATGGCCGCGACCTGGGACGTCCTCCCCGATGCCATACGGCAGGGCATCGTCAGGCTTGCCGCACATCAGCACCGCGAACGCGAGGGCAGCGGTGCTGCCCCTGTCCCGCCCGCATCCGTGGCGGCGCTGTGGCGTCCCTGGCGGCGGATGCGCCTCGCATGATCACGGCCTCCGCCGATCTCGGCCCCCTCATGGCGGCGCTGACGGCAAGGGCCCGGCAATTGGCCGAAGCCCGCATCTCGGACCGCCGCATGGCAAAGCGCGGCGATCCGGGCCGCTGGCGGGACGCCTCGCTGCTCTGGCCCCTGTTCGCGAAAGGATAACCCATGGAAGTTCCGCTTCGCGCCGCGCTCGTCGCCTGGCTGGCCAGCGATCCCGCGCTCTCCGGCGAGCTCAACGGCGTCTTCGAGGAAGCACCCTCGCGCACCAGCCTGCCCTGGCTGGCGATTGCCGCCAGCGCCAGCACCGACTGGAGCACCAAGACCCAGGCGGGGCGCGAGGTCCGCATCGCTGTCGAGCTGAACTGCCGTGGCGACACGCCTGACGCGGCGGCATCGGTCGTCACCGCCATCGAACAGCGCATCGCTTCGATGCCGCGCCAGCAGACCGGCTTCTTCGTGGTGACCACCCAGTTCCTGCGCGCCCGCGCCGAACAGCGCGGCGAAAGCACCCGCGCGATCCTGCTCGAATACCGCTTTCGCCTGATGGCGGACTGATCCCTCAATTTAAAGGATACCGACATGCCAGCACAGAAAGGCGCAGCCTTCCTGCTCAAGATTTCGAACGGTGCCACCCCGGCCGTTTACCAGACCGTGGCCGGGCTTCGCACCACGCAGATGGCGATCGTGGGCGACACGGTCGTCGTCACCAGCAAGGACAGCGGCGGCTGGCGCGAGCTGCTTTCGGGCGCTGGCGTGCGTTCGGTTTCGGTGAGCGCGGCGGGCATCTTCCTTGGCAGCACCGCCGAGGCACAGGTCCGCACCAATGCGATGGCCGGCACGCTCGACGATTATGAGCTGAGCTTCGAGGACGGCGCGAAACTGCGCGGCAAGTTCCTCATCCAGCGGCTGGAATATGCCGGCGATTTCAACGGCGAGCGCAACTACACCATGCAGCTGGAAAGCTCTGGCGTGGTGGCGCCGGCATGAGCGGGGAGAATGGCAATGGCATCGATCACGTCGCTCCGCCGGAAGGCCGCGGCCCTGCGAACGCGCTGCGCGGTGAGGCTTCGCTCGTGGTGGGCGGAACTACGCGCCTGCTCCGCCCGAGCTTCACTGCACTTGTCGCGGCTGAGGACGAGCTTGGACCGCTCTTTGCGCTGGTAGAGCGGGCGGGCGCGGGGCAGCTGCGCCTGTCCGAAGTCGCCGCGCTGTTCTGGCACTGCCTGGCGGCGCGCGATGGCCTCAGCCGCGAAGCCGTGGGCGAGGCTGTGGTCGCACAGGGCCTTGCCGCCTGCGCCGTGCCGCTGCGCACGTTGCTGGGCCAGATCCTTCAGGGCGCTGGGTGAGCGACGCCGCTTTTGGCCGCGCGGCGCTGAACTGGGCCGGCATCTCCGCCCGCATGCTCGGCTGGCGGCCGGACGACTTCTGGAAGGCAACCCCCGCAGAACTCGCCGCCGCGCTGGCCAGCCCGCTCGATGCAGGCGCGGCGCCGCCCGACCGCTCGGAAATCACTCGGATGATGGAACGCGACAATGAACGATCCAGTTGACGGCTTGCTGATCGATATCAGGGCCAGCACGCAGGGCTTTGCCCAGGACATCCAGACCATGCGCGGCGCATTCGACAACACCATCGTCGATGGCTTCTCGCGGGCCGGCAACGTGCTGGAGCGCAGCCTGATCAGCGCAGTCCGGCGCGGCAGCCTCAGCTTCGCCGACCTCAGGCGCACGGCCCTGACCGTCATTGACGACATCGCCGCGCAGGCCATGCGCAGCCTGTTTTCCGGTCAGAACGGGGGCGGATTGCTGGGCGGACTCTTCGGCGGCGCGGCAGGTGGCGGCGGCCTGCTCGGCACGCTGGCGGGGGCGGGCTCAAGCCTGATTGGCGGCCTGCTTGGCCTGCCGGGCCGGGCGACGGGCGGGCCTGTCTCGCCCGGGCGCGGCTATCTGGTGGGTGAGCGCGGGCCCGAAGTGTTCGTGCCGACCTCGGCGGGCGCGGTGCGCACGCTGGGCGAAGGGCGCGGCGGGCGCGACGTGCGTGTCTCGATCAACGTCGTGACCCCGCCCGGATCGAGCGGGGCGCAGGCGCTGCAACGCTCCAGCCGCCAAGTTGCAAGCGCCGTGCGCCGCGCGCTCGCGGCCGGCTGAGGAAGGACCGCACATGGCATTCTGGCTGGCAAGCAAGCGCGAGGGGCAAACCTCCGACTGGGTACAGCGGTTCGACCCCCGGTTCTGGACGGTCAACTTCCCGCGTCCGATGACGGCGTCCGTCATCACCACCGCGCACGATGCGCTGCGCGTCGATGCCGTGTTCCTGCGCAAGGCGGATCTGGCGGGCCTGATCTGGGAGAGCGCGGACCGTTTCGACCATCCGCTGCTCGCTTATCGCACGGACCGTGACTATTCGCGCACGACGCTGTCGTTCTACTGGCGTTCGTCCGGGATCATCCCGCTCGACGCCGTCAACGGGCCGACGCTGACCATCGAAGGCCGCGACCAGAGCGGAAATCCGCGCACCTGGTACGTCAGGCTGTGGAATTATGCGGTGGGCTTGCCCGAAGCCGCGCAGATCACACTGCCGTTCTCGGACCTCGCCGGCGGATTTCTCCATCCCGAGGAAGCCGACCCGGTCTGGCCCGGCGACATCGACCGCCTGTTCATTTCGATGGTCGCGCCCGATTTCGACATTGCCGCGACGACCGAGGCGCTCGACTTTGCGCAGGACGGCTATATCGAGATGACCGCGATCACCTGCACCGGCGACCGCGCCATGCTGGAGATCGGCGACGTCGTCGTCCCGCCGCATGGCCTGGCCATCGCGACGGCCTTCGATGACCTCGGCACGCAGACCCCGGCGCGAATCCTGCGCAACTTGCGCCAGCTCGGCTATCGGGGTTCGGTTGTCCACTATGTGGGGATGAGCCACTATTTCCAGCTGACGGCGCAGGTCGCCGCCGTGCCGGAAGGCGATCCCGTTCCGGCTCCGACTTACGAGATCGTGGCCGGCGGCGTGCCGCTTTGCACACCGGCTGTCCGATGGCACGAAGCCTTCTTCGCCGATTGCGTGCGGCTTGGCTTTTCGCCGATCGCGTCGCTTTCCTACGAAATCCTGGCCCAGCACTGCCCGGCCGAATGGCAGCAGCGCACGTGGGACGGCGAGGCCTCGCGTACCGGATGGGACCCGCCCTCTGCCCTCCTCTCGCCAGCCAACGAAGTGGCCATGACCTGGCTGCGCGCCGCCGCACAGGCGTTCGTCGGGGTCATGCGCGATGCGAACGTCCCCATCCGCTTCCAGATCGGCGAGCCGTGGTGGTGGATCACGCTCGATGGGCGCATCTGCCTTTACGACACCGCGATGCAGGCGCTTGCCGGTCCGGTCATGGTGCCGATCCTCGACATGCGCGGCGTCATGTCGCCCGCTCAGCTTGCGTTCCTTGACTTCGCGGGCACCGTGCTGGCTCAGTCGACGGCGTCGATTGCGGCGGCGGTGCGCACCATGGCAGGCCCGTCAGGCGCGGAACTCCTGCTGCTCGTATTCCCGCCGACGCTGCTCGATCCGCGGACGCCTGAAGCCCGTCGCGCCAACCTGCCGACGGGATGGGCCTCGCCCGCCTTCGACCGCTTGCAGGTCGAGGATTACGACTGGCTGACAGACGGTGACGATGCGCACCGCCGCGCTGCCTATGCCGTGATCGACCAGCGGCTCGGTTATCCGCCATCCCAGCAGGATTACTTCGCCGGCTTCGTCCTGCTGGCTGAAGATGCCGACGAGTGGCGGCGCATCGATGCCGGCATCGACGAGGCGCTGGAGCGCGATCCGCACGAGATCTTCGTTTGGGCGCTGCCCCAAGTCTGCCGCGACGGATACGTCCGGCTGCCAGCCACGCAGGAAACCGACGACATGCAGGCTTTCGACGACGTTCTCTATCCGCTCGCGCTGGGACGCGACGCGACGATCATTCCCGAATTCTCGACCACCGTGTCAGTCACGGCTTCGGGTTACGAGCGGCGCAACAGCCTCTGGGCCAATGCGCGCCTGCGTTTCGACGTGGGGCCGGGCATTCGTTCCGAGGAAGAACTTGGCGTCCTCATCGAGTTTTTCCGGGCGCGGCGCGGCGCGGCGCGCGGCTTCCGGATGCGCGACCCGTCGGATTACAGCTCCAAGGACATGACCGGCACGCCGGGTCACTCCGATCAGCTGCTCGGCGTTGGCAACGGTTCGCAATCGAGCTTTCCGCTGATCAAGCGTTATGGCAGCGGCGATGCTGTCCAGATCCGGCGCATAACCCGTCCGCTGGCCGAATCCCTGCTGGTCAGCGTTGGCGGCTTCGTGCGCACCAGCGGTTTCACGCTCGCCGAGGACGGGGTGCTCTCGTTCTTCACACCGCCCACGGCGGGCCAGCAGGTGCGGGCAGGATTCCTGTTCGACGTGCCGGTGCGCTTCGCCGAGGACAGGCTGGAAATCTCGGGCGCGGCGTTCGCGGCTGGTGAGGCGCCCAGCGTGCCGGTGATCGAAATTCGGGAAGCGTCATGAGCCGGGTCTGGTTTCGCGAGGACCTGGAAACCGTCGCCACCTTCTGGCGCGTTTCGCGCCGCGACGGCGTGACGCTGGGCTTCACCACTCATGACCATGACTTGTGGTTCGACGGCGTGTTGCACAGCGCGACGCCAGGGATGGTGCCCTCCGCAATCCGGCGATCGGCGACGTTCGATGCCGACAGCGCCGAAGTGGAAGGCGCATTGAGCCACGAGGCGATCACCCGCGCCGATCTCGCGGCCGGACGGTTCGATGGGGCGCAAGTCCGCATCGGGCTGGTCGATTGGGAGAACGGTGATCGCAAGATCCTCTACAGCGGC